TGAAGAACCGGGCCAGCACCTTCGGCAGGTCGTCGGGGTCTTCGCCGGGGAACCACAGCACCCAGGCTGAAAGGTCTTGGGTCGCTGACAGATCGAGGCCGCCGAACGCCCGTCGGCCGAAGAGGCTGGCCTCCATGGCCTGCCACGAAACCGGCCCGACGCAATGATCCCAGCCGAAGCGGCGGCCCTCGTCGTCGATACCGGCGATGGGAAGCCAGCGAACCGCCTGCTCGGTCCACATGTTCAGGCGATAGCGCTTGAAGTCGTTTTCGAGGCGCGGGAGCTGCTGAGCCAAGCGACAGGCGGCGGCCAAGCCCGACGGCCCCTCAAGTTTGACCGAAACGTTCAGGTTCGGATTGGCCTTCGCCCAGACTTCCGGCTTGGTCCAATCGTCCTCGGCGTCAGCCGCGTAGATCACAACGAGGGTCGAGGGGTCCTCGACCTCGCCGCTCTTGATCCGCACGCACTCCTCGTAAACCTCCTCGCCGTGGGTTCCCTTGGTTCCGGCGGTGCTGATCAGGAATTCAATCGGCTGACGCCGCGCGGCGGCGCTGTCGTGAACGAAGGTGTAGAGGTCGCCCGACCGCCACTCGTGGATTTCGTCGCCCACAAGTCCAGACATCGAGAGGCCATGTTTGCCCGTGGGCTTGCCGGATAGCGGCCGGAAGCTGGCGTTGAGCTGCGGGCAATAGATGCTGTTTTTCAGGGACGTCAGGTTCTCCGACATCCACGGCGAGCGGGCGACCATGTTGGTCGCCTTCGTGAACACGAGCGCGGCTTGCGACGCATCGCTCGCGATCGAGAAGACCTGACCGGCGGGCTCGCCATCGCCCAGGAGGGCGAGCAGCGCCACGCCGGCCGCCAGCTCGGTCTTGCCGTTCTTACGCGGAACCCAAACGAAGCACCGCCAATAACGGCGCGTTCCGTCCGCGCACTTCCACCCGAACAGCGGGCGGATGATGTCGTTTTCCTGCCACCCGGCGAGGTGGAACGGCTGACCCGCCCATTCGCCCTCGGAGAGGCGAAGGTACTTTGGGAAGAACCCGGCCGCCTTGTCGGCCGCCACCTCGTCAAACCAGAACTCGCCCTCGCGCCAGACCTCGCCGTCCCACGTCGCCGCAGGGCCGACGCCGGCCGGGCGCTTTGGCGCCGCCTTTGCCTTAGCCATGGCTAGTTCAGCAGGCCGATGGGCGAAGCGCTGGGCGTGGGCGAACCCGGTTCGCGAGCGCCCGCTTCGGCGCCGGGTTGGTCGAGCGGCAAATCGCCCTGACCCGCGCCGAGCATCCCGGCCGCCGCGCGGGCCGCCATGATGCGTTGACGCTCGGCGGCGTTCATGCCGTGGCGGTCCTCGAAGGCGATCAGCCGAACCTCTAGGCTTTCCAGCCGGCCAAGCAGCGGATGCGGGCGAATGTACGTCCCATGCGCCGACTTGACCGTGTACGTGTGCCCCTCGTCCTCGACCTGCCGCATCATCTTCCACCAGGTCGAGAGCATCTTGCAGTAGCGGGCGAAAGCCTCCGCCGAGCCGCGAACCAAGAGCTTGTTCTCGATCAGGTCCGGGGCGATCCGATGCCACCGGTCGAGAGCATCGCCGCTTAGGTCGGGCGTCGGCGCGACCGAGACCACGGCGACGGCCGGCGCTTCAGCCGCATCCACCTTCGGCGTCTCACGCTTGGAGCGAACCGCGCCCTTCTGGGCTTTCACGGAAGCCGGGGCGGGCTTGGGGCCTCGCTTCATCGGGACCTCCAAAAAAAATCTGGCGCGAAACTCGCGCAAAACATTTTGTTGTTCCCCCACCGGTCCTTAAGCCGAAGGCTGGAGCGATTTACCCACCCCCTCCCCCGTCGGCGCGTCGCGCCTCGGCGAGGGTCGGAAGCCCTAGTTGCTGGGCGAGCAGGTCGAGGGCGGCGAGGCCTTTGCGCTCTAGCCGCTGCTTGAACCCGTCGTGACAGTCCTTGCACGAGCTGACCCAGAACGGCTTAAACCAGAACAGCCAGCGGTCGCCCTTGTGGGGGTATAGGTGATCAACCAGGGTCGCGGGCGTGACCTCTCCGATCAGGGCGCAATAGCGACAGAACGGGTCAGACCGCAGATGGCCGCGCGAGGCCTCGGCCCATGCGCGGTTGTAGCCCCGCGAGCTGGCGCTACCGCGCCGCGCGTCGCTGGCCTTGTCACGCTCGGCCTTCGTGCATTGGAACCGCGACCGGAATGTCGGAGGCATGGTCGGCAAGATCACGCCTCCGACGAGGGGGCTCAGATGCGGACGGGAACACGTGACGCCCGCACCCTATGAAACGAAAACGCCCGCCACAGCCGGAGCCATGACGGGCGTTCGGCGCGCCGTGGGGACCGGCGCGTCATCGGGGATGTGGGGAAACTAGGTCTGGAATAGCGTCCGCACTCCTGCTCACTTCAGTAGGAGCGGAGTGACGACTTGTCGGCTCAACTTGCCGAGGATCGAAACAAAAACCACGGCCCGATCTTTGTCAAGCAGCTCCTCGAACACAGCCTCAATTTCGGCCCTCGGGTACGTGACCCGAACCCGATCACCCTTGCGCCAGATCGCCACGTCCGACGGGTCGGAAATCTTGATCAAGCCCGCCTCCTCGCGCTGGCGCAGCGCCTCGACCTCGCTGTCGGGAACGGCGAGCGGGGCCAAGCCCGCCCGCAGGATCGCCTTGACGCCGATCGTCGTGAACAGATCGCCCCACGGGTCGAGCCGCGTATCGAACCGGACGAACATGTAGCCCGGCAGGAACGGGCGAATGATCGTCGCCGCCGGGCGCTTGGCCGTCGCCGGCCGCTCGGTGATCGCCATGGGGAGGTATGCCTCCAGGCCCAAGCGCCGCACGTTGGCGAGCGCCGTGCGCTCGGCGTTCGGGTTGGTCTGGAGCACCCGCCACTTGCGCGCTACCACGCCCGCCGCCTTCGCCTCAACCGCTTCCTGCATCCGCATATCGCCCTCCATTACCCTACCTTCCCGACCTGAATTCCGAACCTCGCCAAGACTTCCGCCGGCGTCGCTTCCCGCAGCCTCTTGCCGCGCTCGGTCAAGCGGGGGTCCAGAACCCGCTTGGCCTCGTCCCAATCGCAAGGATCAACCCAGCTCCGAACCCATTGCTCGCCCATGGCGGCGACGAGAGCGGCCCGCCACGGCTCCGACGCGAACCGGGTTCGCGCCTCCTCGACCACGCCGCCCGGCCCGCCGGCCGGAACCTTGGCGAAGTTCTCCCAACGCCCCTCGGCGAGGAACGTGTGCGGCGCGACAGGCAAGCCCGACGAGCCCCACGCGGTCGGGTCGCCGGCATAGGATCGTTGGGCGATCAGCAGCGCGGCGGGATCGGCCCCGGCGGCGACCTCGGCGTCGAGTGCGGCGAAGGTCAGACGGCGGCTCGAATAGCGCTTGGCCGCATCCGGCCATCCCGCCCAGAACGCCTCTCGCCAATCGGCCTCGCCTGCGCGCGCCCGCGATGAGGGTTCTTCTGATGGTTCTATTGGGGGTTCATCCTTATAGAGATGCGTCAAATTGAGGCATGGCTGACCCTCATTTTGACGCATGGCTGACCCGCATTTTGACGCATGGTCCATGCCGCAATTTGCAGCATGGTCGGCCGGGTCGGACGCCGCCTCGTTAAGGTCTTCAATGACCTTTCGCTCGCGGTGCAACACGTAGTCATAGACGCCTAGACGGCCGTCCTTGGACTTGCGGCGACGGCGGCTAATCCAGCCGCCCGCGACCAGGGCCGACAGGTGGCGCTCGACCGTCGCCCGGCTTTGAGCGGTGAACATCATCAGGCGCTCGACCGACGGATAGCACGTCCAATCTTCGCCCGCGTGGTCGCTGGCGTGGTCAGCCAGGGCCACGAGAACGAACTTCGCGCCGGGCGTCTTGATGGGCTGATCCCAAGCCCAGGTCATGGCGCGATTGCTCATGCCACACCCCGCAATTCCCGGCGGATACCGTCGCGCTCGCCCTTCAGCGCCGCGAACTCCGCCATCTGCGCCGCGTCGCTCAGGACGGCCCGCAGATCGGCCATGCGGGCCTCGACGTCACCAAGACGGCTATGCAGCTCGAACAGGCGATCGGCGTGGCCGTCGACAGCCTCCGGCGGCAGATCGAGCAGCCTGGAAACCACGTCCTCGCCAGCAGTCCGCAGCGCCACGGCGGCGGCCATGGCTTCAGCGGAAGCGCCCGCCGGCTTGACCGGCTCGCCTCGGCGAACCCGCAGCTCGTCCAGCCAGCCGAACAGCGCCTCGCGATAGGCGTGCGCGAGGTCGCGGTCGCGGATCGCATAGGCGCGGGCGCGAAGGCGCGCCTTGAGGCCCGCCCGTCGCTCCGGCGTATCGAGCGGCTGGGCGTCCCGCTCGCGCTCGAACAGAGCCCTCGCGAACGGCGTCGCCGCCGACAGGCTGTCGCGAAGCGCTTGGGCGCCGAACTCGCGGAACACGTCGTCAGGGTCCTTGCCCCCGCGCACGATCGAGAACCGGAACGAACGCCCAGGCCCGACGAGCGGCAAAGCCGCCTCCATGGCGCGCCCCGCCGCCTGACGACCAGCCTTGTCGCCGTCGAAACAGAGCGTCGGCTCCTCGTGCAGACGCCAGAGCGCGGCCATCTGCTCTTCAGTCAGCGCCGTTCCCATGGCCGCCACGGCCGCCACGTCCGCCCGCTGACAGGCGATGACGTCCATATAGCCTTCGACCGCCACAAGCGGCCCTCCGGCCGCCAGGAGAGGCCGCGCCGTGTGCAGGCCGTATAGAACCCGCCCCTTCTTGAACACGGCCGTCTCCGGCCCGTTCAGGTACTTGGCGCGGCTGGCGGGGTTCATGGCCCGCCCGCCAAACGAGACCACCCGCCCACGCGCATCGCAGATCGGAAAGATGATGCGATCCCGAAACCGATCGAACGGCGCGCCGCCGTCCTCTGGATCGGCAAGCAGCCCCGCCGCGACCAGATCGCCAGGACGCGCGCCACGCTGGACCAGTGCGTCTCGAAGGCCGGTTCGATCGGCGGGCGCATAGCCAAGGCGGAACTGCACCCAAACCTCAGGCGGCAAGCCGCGCCGCTCCAGCTCCGCCCGCGCGCGAGCGCCCTCGTGGCCGCGCAAGCGGGCCTCGAACCAAGTCGCCGCGACCTCCAGCCAATCGGACAAGCTCTTGCGCCGCGCGGCCTCCGCCTCGGCGCGGGGATCGGCCTTCGGAAGCTCAAGCCCCGCCATAGAGGCCAGGTGCTCGACCGCCTCGACAAACGTCATCCGCTCGACCTGCTGGAGGAAGTCGAGGGCGTCCCCGTGCTTGGCGGAGCTGAAACAGTGATAGAAACCCTTGTCGTCATTCACGAAGAACGACGGGCTCCGCTCTTTCGTGAACGGCGAAAGGCCCACCAGCTCGCGGCCTTGGCGGCGGAGCTGGACACGCTTACCGACGACATCAGACACGCGAACCCGGTCCTTCAGCTCGTCAAGGAACTGATCGGAAAAGCGCGTCATGCCGCCCGCCGCGCCGCCTGATCGGCCTGCTCAGCCGCGCCGAAGCGTCGGCCGTTGAATTCGACGCCCGGCGGCGGCGCGGCGTAGCCCATAGCCCGCTCCCATTGAGAAAGGCCGGCCGCCATACCGGAGGGAACCACCTTCAGGCGGCCCGCCTGGATCGCTTCGGCGATCAGCTCGGCGTCAGACCGGCCGACCACGCCGTCGCGGCGCACGGGCTTGTAGTAGTTGCGGCGCTTTCGGGCGGCACGCCGCGCGTTGCGCCGCTTGAGCCCCCAACCCAGCTCGCTCGACTTTCGAACCACGGCCTTGCGGCTACAGCCCAGGGCGGCGGCGACGACCTCGGCGAGACCGCCCTCTTGGAGATAGAGCTTCTCGAGAACCTTCAGGCGCTCGGCGGTCCATTCGAACGGCGCGGACCTCATGCCGCACCCCGCTTCAGGTGCTTGACCTTCAGGGCCTCGACCTCGCGCCCCAAGGCGTCGAAGTTGGCCGCGATGGTCATGGCCTCGTTGACGTACTTGGCGAGCGTCTCGCGCAAGCCGTCCAGCGCGGCAAGGGTCTCGCGGTCGGCCTCGCAGGCGTCAGGCCCGTAAGCGTCCTCGCGCTCGGCAGTCACCCAAGCCCTCGGAACCTTCAGCTTCTCGGCGAGCGCCTTGTCGCTTCCGTCGCCGGCATAGCAATTCTTGTCGATCAGGTAGCAGGCGTTCAGCGCGTCGCGGATTTTGTGCTTGTCCTCGCGCGTCGGCTGGCGCGGCGGCTCAGCGGCCGGCGCGGTGGCGGTCTTGGTCATTGCGGCCTCTTTCGGCTTCTCGGAAATGATGGGTTGAGCCGGGGCCTGAGCCGCGTCTTGCGGCTGGCCTCCGACGATGCAGCGCGGGCAGACGTCGGCCGAACGGCGCTGGCCTATGCGCCAGCCCTTGCGGCGGAACTTGTCGGCGAAGAACACGGGCGGCCGAGCCTTGGCGCTGTTGTCGGCGACGATCGCCCAGCGCTTGCACTTGCCGCACACGGCCACGGCCGAACGGTCATAGCCGCCGCGCGCCGCGCTCCATGTCTTCTCGGTCTTGAACGGTTCCAGCCCCCCCGACATGGGCTAGTCCCCCGCGCCGAGGCGGGTTCGCCAGACGTCCGTCAGTCGCGCCTGTTCAGCGAGAACAAGCGCTTCTAGGGCGCGCACCGTACCGAGCACCGCCTCGGCGCTGGCGACCCGGCGCGCGGGCAATTCGACGTCGATCAGCGCTTGCACCGAAAGGCGGAAGGCCTGCGTCAGGTGCTCACCGCTGACGCCATCGACCGGGAACGGCACCGACCGCAGCGCGCCGAAGTCGTGACGCAACTCCGGCGTCAGCTCCAGCGCAGCGCCACCCGTGTCGATCACCGTCCGCGCCTGCGCTTCGAACGCGCTCAGCACGGCGCGCCAACGTTCCCAACGCTGCGGAGCGCTCAGCGTCGGCGCGGCGCTGCGAGCCGTATGCGAACGGAAGGCCGGGCTCATTTCAGCGGCCGCCCGGTCTCGATAACCCGCGCCAACATCGCCCGCAGCGCCATGAAGGCCCGCAAGGCCTCGTCGATTTCGGGAAGGGCGGCCTTGGCGTCCTCGACGTCGACCTCGCCGTCGGCCGCGCGCTGCACGACCTCGGAGACCGCTTGGCCGTGCTCGGTCAGATAGGTGGCGAGCACCCCATGCAAAGCGCTCGGCGCGCTCGACGGGATCGGCGGCATGAAGACGCCGCCGCAGAGCAGGGCCATATCCTCGGCGACCGACGTAGCGCCGGCCCGCGCGAGATCACGTGCGTCCGCCCAAGTCAGGGTCGCCTTTTTGCCTTCGGCGCGGAACGGATCGGTCGCCGAGTAAATCCAGTCAGGCGCGCGCCGGATCACGTCGCCGGCCTTCTCGGCGCCGCCCAGCTCGTCGACAGCCCGTTGTAAGGTCGCGTGGAGCGTACCGTGCTCACGCCGCTTGTAAGGCTTGAACCCCTTCATCGCCCGTTACCCCCGAATTGAAGCTTGCTGTTAGGGGCGACGCGCAACTTGGCCGTCGGCATGGTGCGGCCATGCTCACTCGCCGCCCGATATTCGAATTGCCCGATGACCTCTCGCGCCCGGCGGATGTGCTCAGGCTCGCGCTGCACGCTGTCGGGTTCACGCACCGGGAGCGCTACCGCCCTGCGAACCGGGTTCGCGGTCATCGCCCCTCCCCCCCTGACGCCAGCGCCAGAAGCAAGCCCAGGGAAAAAGTCATCAGGGCTGAGCTGCACGCCCATCGCCGGAGCAACCTTCAGGATGCGCCGCATTTGTTCGTGCGTGAGCGCGTTGCTGTGCCGCTTCTCCGAAATTGTATGAGGCCGCACCCCCGCCGCCTCGGCCAAGCGGGTTTGCGTCCCGAAGCGCTCTGGAGCCGTAAGATGATCAATGACGTTGATATCGGTCATGCGCCGATATTATCGCCTGAACCGATAATCGCAATTGCCGATTTATCGGAGGCGCACCGATCATTCATCGGCACAATGCCGATCATGTCAGTTGGCGAGCAAATCAAGGCGGCGCGCAAAGAGCGCAACATGACCCAGAAGGACCTAGGGCTCGCGCTAGGCGTCGTTCAGTCCGTGGTCTCGGAAATGGAAGCCGGCAAGCTCAAGAATTGGCCACTTCACGCCGCCGCCATAGCCCGCGCGCTAGGCAAGCCACGCTCCTACTTCGAACCCGACTTCACTGCCGAACCAACTAAGACCGCTTCTGTCGTCCCGCCGATTAAGGATCTGCGGCGGCGCATCCCCGTGGTCGGGGACGTTCAGGCGGGGGTTTGGTTGGAAGCGGTCGCGCGCGAGCGTTACGAGTTTGACGAGCACGTCTCGATGGACGTTTCCGGGTATGAGACGGCGAACCTTAAAGCAATGCGGGTCCTCGGCCCGTCAATGAACAGAGTATTCCCACCAGGTCGTTACGTCGTTCTCGCGGAGCCCGCCGAGGCTGGTCTTAGAAACGGCGATAAGGTTGTCATCGAGCGGCGGAACAACGGTTTGGTTGAGATCACACTTAAAGAATATGTTGAGGAGGATGACGGGCGAGTGGCCTTATGGCCTCGAAGCGATCACCCAGACTTTCAAAATCCAATCTATCTCAACGCACGAAACGAACTAGACCAAGATGGACTTCGCATCATTGGCGTCGTGGTCGCGGAATATGCTCGCTATGAGAGGCCGCCACTAGGTCGATGAGCGCAGTAGCACCGCCAGGAAGAGGGCCAGGGATGAAAGTGCAGATCGCAGTCACTATGGGACTTGCGGCGATACTCGCCGCGTGCAGCCCCGGCCCTAGCGCTCCAAAATTCGCCAACGGCAAGGATGAAGTCGCGAACCAGATCCACGCTCAGATTTTGGTCGAGAAGCGACTACGAGAGCCAGCATCAGCTCAGTACGGTTCCCTAGCCGTCGCTGACATTGGCCTAAAGACCGTCGTTTGCGGCGACGTCAACGCGAAGAACGGCTTTGGCGGATATACCGGACCAAAGCGCTTCATAGCGATGGACGAACGAGCGGTTTTCGCCGCCGATCTTTCTGCCGAGGAGTTCGCCAAACTGTGGGCCGCAAACTGCCCCCCGTAGTCGGCCACCTACCATATCGGCGATATTATCGGTTTAACCGATTGACTGTATCGGCATAACCGATATTTATTGCTCCGTCACCGATGACGGAGCACCCGATGCGCTGGCCGCACGAAACGCAGGCGAACCCGGTTCGCTTCCCCCACCTTGAACCGGGTTGGCTGCTGGCGCTGATCGCGCTCGCGGTCGTGATGATCACTTGCGGCGGGGACACGTTGTGATCCCCGCCGCCCTTTGCTGGATCGCCGGAAGCTTCTCGCTTCTCATCGGGCTTGCTGCGGCGGCTTCGGCGGGAGAGATCGCCGGCCGCTGCGGCTTAGGTGCGCGCCTGCCGTCTTGGCATGTCCGCATCGCCTTTATCGCCGTCATCCTCGGCGCGCTGCTGTGGCGGGCCGCGTGATGGCCCGGCAAGCCTCCCTCTTCGCCCCGCCGCCGCCGCGCGACCGCAAGCCGCTCGCGCCGCCGCACGCCACGCCGGAAGACATGGCGCGCCGCCGCGCCGTGTCGGTCTATCCGCTTGAGGGCGCGGCACACGCCGGAAGCTGGGCGCACCGCCCCAACTCGACGCCCGCCGAGGCGATCGACGCGGGCGTGACGCGGGCCGGCGTCGAGCCCGCCGCCCTGGAGGTCCGCCAAGGCGTGAACCCCGATGAAATCGAGCTTCGCCTGAAGCTCCAGCGGCGCGGCCTGAACCCGCATCACCTGCTCGCGGTCATCGTCGGCCTGACGTTTGACGAGGCCCGCAAGGCGCTCGCCAAGGCTCAAGGAGCCGCCCGATGAGCCGCCGCCGTTCCCGCGCCCGCTTCCTGACTGACGAGGCCCGCGAGCTGCTGAGCGTGCTCGCCCTCGTCGTCGGCGGCGGCCTCGCCGCGATTTTCGCCCTCACCCACTGAGAAAGGAAGACCACCCCGTGACCATGCTCTTCACCGACGTCTTGCGCTTCATGCGTAAGGGCAGCGTCGTCCAAGCCCTGACCGACAGGCTCGCGGACGTCTGCAAGGCCGCCCGCGAGACCGGCAAGGCCGGCGAGCTGACGCTCAAGATCAAGATCAAGCCCGAGGCCGTGGGCGCCAATCAGTTCGATTTCGTGCCGTCGATCGGCTTCACGATCCCGCAGC